ATTTGCAATTGGTTGGACATTTGGTACTTTTGTTATGAGACCAGCTATCTTTATACAAAAAATTGTTGATATTTTTTGCATATCAGTTTTTGCATTATTAATACTTTTCCTAATATTCTAGTTGACAAGATCACAATTTTGTATTATTATCTAAGACATAAATTGAGAACAGAGGACAAGAACATGGCACGTCAAAAAGCACAATACAATACACGTCAAGTTTTAGAACTGGCTATCGAAGTTGATAAAGCACAAGGTTTTATCAAAAGTGGATTTGGTTATTTTGATCGTGAGTCTGACAAGCAGGTCAATGATAACAAGACAGCAATTCTTAATATGCTAGAAGGTGCATCTGATGTGATGACCATCAGTGAAGATACAGTTGCTCAAGCTGATCAAATTGTAGATGAATTCAAGCAAGAACTTATTGCTAAAAAACTTAGCGGTAATATAAATGACTTTGAAAGTAATGTACTACAAAGTATCGCTGGCGACACTGTAGAGAAGTTTGGTGTTGCAGTATTAGCGAGTTTGCCCAATAGTTTTCGTGTGCTACAGAAACGTCAAGGACTAGATGACTTTTTTGACAAGCATCGTAAAGGCAGTGACTTTGTTGGTAAGATTGGAGAGCGGTTGCGTTTTCCAGCTTTCATTAAAGATGTAAAGTTTATTGCCAAATACAATATTCATTTGGTAACCTGTTTGACAAAAGAAAACAACATCGTAAAGTTTTTCTTTAACCGTGAACCTGACATACAAGGAATTATTGAAGGTAAAGATGTGATCTTAACAGGAAAAGTTAAGACGCATGATATTAGTAAATTCAGTAACTGTAAAGAGACTGTTTTTAATTATGTAAGAATAGAGCAATGAAAGAACAAATAATAGATACAAAGTCTGGATTAAAGTTGGTCATCATTGATGACTTGTTTAACTTTAATGATAGATCAATAATGATGAATCAACTGTATGAAATACCATATAGTTTTAAGACCCAATGGGATAGTCAAGTAACTGAATTTAAAAGTCAAAGTGTTTTGTCTAACACTTTCAAAAAACAAGATTGGGACTACTTTGGTTTAGAAAGACACCCTAACTGGAAACATGTACAAAAACATCTTGGTGAAAGAAAACATCATCGTTCCTGGTGTAATTTGCATACCGGCAGAGAAATGTACAGATACCATGCTGATGCTATGCAACCAAATGCAATTAGTATGTTATTTTATCCAAATTTAAAATGGGATCCAGATTGGGATGGACAAACTATTTTTAAAACTCCAGATTTGAAAGATATTGAATACTGTAGTGAATATGTACCTGGTCGAATAGTATTATTTCACAGTCGTATGCCTCACAAAGCAGTACACCCTAATTATGAAGCAGTGGGTTTTAGAACAATAATTAATGCAGTTTTTTCCTAAAAAGGATAATAAAAAAGGTTGACAACATCTGTAATGATGTTATTATGTATATATAAGTTGTTAAAAAGGAGTGAGAACCAATGCAGACAACAACAGACGTAAAAATTGTTAGCGGAACATACCGTAACATAGAAATTAAGGACGCAGTGTTTCCTTTAGTAAAAGATTATAAAGAAGGCAAAAACGGTAACTTCATTACAGTTGATGGAAGTGCAGTTACCGGATTCCCTGATCGGTCCATTCGGATCAAAGTTGTTAGCAAGGATGACTTTGAAATGCTAAAAGATGGCGAGATTGTTGCTTCAGCTGAAACCGCCCAAGCTGAAACAGATGATGAAATCATCGAGCGATTGAGGGAGCGATTTGAGATCCTAGAAGACATGACTTATGCGGCATGTGATGGGGTCGTTCGCGGTATGGTAGTTACTGGACCTCCAGGTGTTGGTAAATCGTTTGGAGTTGAGAAGGTACTCAAAGAAGCTGGCATTATGAAGAAGTTGAGCCAGGACAGTTTGCGTAAATTCGGAGTTGAGAAAGGTGCGGCAACACCTATCGGACTTTACCAGTTGCTATATGATTACAGTGCTAATGGTAGTGTACTAGTGCTAGACGATTGTGATAGTGTACTGTATGACGAACTTAGTTTGAACTTGCTAAAAGCGGCATTAGATAGTAGCCCTAAGCGAACACTAAGCTGGCGTTCAGAGAGTAGAGCACTTGCTAATAATGGTGTTCCGGATCAGTTTGAATTTAAAGGTTCGATCATCTTTATTACTAACGTAAAGTTTGAACGTACTCGAGGCAAGTTGAAGGATCACTTGGATGCTATTATGTCACGTTGTCACTATTTGGATTTGACACTAGACACAATGCGAGACAAGTTCCTACGTTGTAAACAAATCGTTGCTGACGGTATGCTTAATGAATACAAATTTGGTGAAGATGAACAAAAGGATCTGATGGATTACATCTACACTAACAAGAATAAACTTAGGGAGATGAGTTTGAGAATGGTACTCAAAATTGCCGACCTTAAGAAAATGAATGCTTCAAAGTGGAAGAGTTATGCAGAGTCCACTTGTATGAAACGGGGCTAAAGAATTTAAATGTCCATTCTCACTTACAATAAAAGGACATTTAAACACTAACTGGTGTACTCCTCTGTCTGCGTCACTCTCACTCACACCAGTTAGGACTTGGGGGCTAGTAAGAACTCTTACTAGTCCCTTCTTTTTATAAGTAGTAATGAAAGTAGAGATATGCAATTAGGAGAAACTGTAGAATTATTTCCCACACCTGTTTATATTGGATACATGAGTGAAGAAACTCATAACAAAACTTTAGAAAAAATTAAAGATATGCAATGGGGAAAGGTTCCTTTATCCAATAAAGCTCATGACATGAATGTTAGTTTACGACATGGTGACCCAGACTTCCACGGTGATGTTATAAGCGAATATGAATTAACAGAATTCAACGAAGAACTTGGACACCATTGCGGTGCTTATTGTCAACACACTGGACAAGCATTTGGTAATTTTTTTAGACAGAGTTGGATAACCAGATACTATAAAGGTGACTATGCAGAACAGCATTCACACGGATCTAGTAGTATTAGCATTGCATACTATCTTTCAACCAATGGTGAAGATGGACATTTTTATGTAATGAGTCCTACACCAGCAAAGATTACAGCCACAACAGAATTTTTGGGCAGTAGATATAAAATACAGCCAGAGGAAAGAAAACTTTTGTTATTTCCAAGTTGGTTGGAACATGGTGTTGAGCAAAATACCACAGACAGTACTAGGATGTGCCTTAGTGCAAACTTGATTTATGATTATAGGGAAAGATAATTGGTTAAAGCAAATACAACATTTAAACTATCAATAAGAGATATAGAAATTATAGAAATAGCATTAAGAGCAAAAGCAGGACGCAGAGGGATTGCTATTGCACAAGGAGAAACTTCTCCTCAACTCAAGGCAGAAATGGATGAGATACAAGAACTACTTGGAAAAATTCATTCACAGAAAAACTTTTATGCCAAATTTAAAGATGGCAAACCTTATGTAAGCGGATAAAAATATGGAAGATGGTTATACAGAGTATGGGTACCGAGGACTAGCAGAACTAAAAATAAAAGACCAAGAAATCGAAAAGTTAAAAGAAGAGATTGGCGAACTACAGATGCGATTGCAACGAATGGAAAATCACGCCAACGATCTTCAAGCAAAAGCTAGTTTACCTCGCTATTGACAAACGCAAAAATTGAACGTATTATAATTACATGAAAACAAAACTGATTCTCAAAGACGAGGTCAACTGTAAGTTTGAAGGTTTGGCCTTGACTACTCGTCGTAAACTCGAAAAGAAGTTAAAGTTCTTTTTGCCCTACGCCTATCATGTTCCTGCATACAAGCTAGGAAGATGGGACGGATGTGTAGGATTTTTTACCATGGGTGGCACGACATTTGTAAATTGTTTGCCTCATATCCTCCCCGTACTCGAAGAAGAAGGATATCATATTGATATAGAGGACGAAAGAGAACCACATAGTTTTCAATTTGGTTTAGTAACTGAAGATTTGTTCCGAGACAGGGTCTGGCCCAAAAAACATCCAGCCGCTGGTGAACCTATAGTATTGCGTGACTATCAAGTTTCAGTTATAAATCAATTCTTGGAAACGCCACACTGTTTACAAGAAATAGCAACTGGTGCAGGTAAAACACTTATTACCGCGGCACTGAGTTACAAGTGTGAACCCTATGGTCGAACGATAGTCATAGTACCCAATAAAGACTTGGTAACGCAAACTGAGACTGATTATGTAAATTTGGGACTTGATGTAGGAGTCTATTTTGGTGATAGAAAAGAGTTGGGTAAAACTCATACCATATGTACTTGGCAGAGTTTAAATGTTCTAGAGAAAAGATTCAGAGACGGACTGAGCGACAGTGGGTTACACGATTTTGCGGAGGGTGTTGTATGTGTTATGGTTGATGAAGTACACCAAGCTAAAGCAGACGTATTAAAGAAACTGCTAACTGGTGCATTCAGCAATATTCCAATTCGTTGGGGGCTAACAGGTACAATACCCAAAGCAGATCACGAACGTTTAAGTTTAGAGATAAGTTTAGGTGAAGTTGTAAATGCACTATCAGCACATGAACTACAAGACATGGGTGTACTTGCAAACTGTGATGTAAACGTTATCCAGTTACAAGAAGATGTAGCATATAGAGATTATCAAAGCGAACTAACATATCTAACTACGAATAAAGAACGTTTAGATTATATGGCAACTATTATACAACGTTTCAGCGAAAGTGGTAATACACTTGTATTAGTGGACCGTATTAAGGCAGGCGAAGGACTTGTAGAACGTTTAGGTGAAGATACTGTGTTTGTAAGCGGTAGTATGAAAAGTAAAAATAGAAAAGAAGAGTATGACGAAATCAGCGATACAAACAATAAAATCATTGTGGCAACATACGGAGTTGCGGCTGTCGGTATTAACATTCCTCGCATATTTAATCTTGTGCTTCTTGAGCCTGGCAAAAGTTTTGTCAGAGTTATACAAAGTATAGGAAGAGGAATAAGAAAAGCACAGGATAAAGACCATGTACAAATATGGGATATAACCAGTAGTGCAAAATTTAGTAAGAGACATTTGACTGAGCGAAAGAAATTTTATCGAGAAGCCAAGTATCCCTTTCATATTGAGAAGGTAGATTATAAATGACGAAGATATTAACTGTAGAAAACCAATCATATGATTTGGATATGGTGCCCGAAGAAATAGAAGATATCAGATATTGTGTATTAGACTATAGCAATCCTAAGGAAGCGGATTATATTTTTGTACCTTTGGTCTTTTTAGAAAGTTTTAGTAGTCCTGCGGCTGTGTTGCAAGTAGGACGATATCAAGTTAAGGTTCCGTTAGATTGGAGTCTTATTGTTTGTGATCCTACAGTAGGTGACCCTGAAGTATTACCAGTAACAAGTTTAAATGACAGAGGATTTAAAGCCTTTGTTTTTAATCCACTTACTGGGTTTCTTCCGTCGTTCACTGAGATAGAAATTATAAACATTTATCAAGAAGTAAAATGGTATTTTCCTAAACTTAAATTTGGACATATACTTACTGTTCCACTTACAGATAAACCCAACAGTGATTGTATATTCTTTGTTAAAGAAACAAACAAAATACCAGATGTATTAAACACGGAGGATTTATGGTAGATCATATAGAAACGGCTGTGAATGCACTAATACAGCTAACACCAGTTATTTGGATACTCAGCTTTTGGAGCGGATTTTTATTCGGATGAGCGGACAAAGACGTTGGTTAAAATTATGGAGTAGAACTGTTGGCATGCCTGTCGGACTAGACGATGACGACAAGCCAGAGTTTCTACCTATCACACAAGATGATGTACACAAGGCATTATGGTTCAGAACGTTCTGGATTGTCTTGCATATTTGTACATGTGGCTTTATAATAATAGGTAACGGAAGGGTACTTGGGTTTTGGTAGATAAACTGAGCATAAAAGAAGAGATGCGAGCAATAGACCAACGTGATAGAGGTTGGTGGGATAGCTTGACTGAAGAAGAACAAAAGAAAGTTGGCATCTTTATACTAATGCGTTACACCAGTGCAGTGCAAACTAAGAATCCTGATATAGAGTATCATTACTTGGCACTAACAAATGAATTGGTTAATAGACACTATAACATACTAAGACGTGACCCTCAACTGCAACATAAGTTGTTACAGTGTGTTGGGTTAGGTAGTACACAGTTCCATCCTTGGATACCACCTAGTAAACAGAAAAAAGGTAAGCAAGGTAAACTTATTAAATGGTTACAAGAACTGTATCCAATATACAAT